ACTTTGACAAGTTGTTTATGCAACTGAACGACACAGTGCAACAAGAGATATTCAGTGGTCATCGTGTTACTTCACCTATGTTGTTTGGTATTAGAGTAGAAGGTCAATTAGGTGGGCGTTCAGAATTGATTGAGAGTTACGAATCTTTTCAAACTTCTTATGTTGAGCCACGTCAATCACAACTTGATAGTGCTTTGAGTTCAATATTTAAATACATTGCACCAGTTAGGTTAAAAACTAAAAATAGACCTCCTATTGGGTTAGACTATGTTAACCTATTTGAGAAGGGCATTATCAGTGTAGATGAGGCACGTCTTGAGTTGGGTATGTCTAACAAACAAGAGATGGCAAAACAAAATCCTTTCGGTTGGGATGACGATAGAGATGTAAAAGTCTTTGAACAATTCGGTGAGGAAAAAGATAAGTTTGAGGAAGTCAAATTCGAGTTTGCATCGACATTAGGTATTGCTATATTACAATGGTTAAACGCTAACACTGGAATGCAATTGGCAGACTTGATTAACGGAATCAAAGCTGACCCTCAATTGATAACCGAAGAGGTTGCGAAGTTAATATCTGATGGCTTGTTGAATGATGACCTTACAACAACTGAACAAGGCTCAAAGGAGTTACAAGATAGTGGAGTAACAACTGAAATAGTTGTTAGATACGAGTACACAAAAGCACCTGGTATTAGTGGTTCAGAAATAATACCAACATCAAGAGACTTTTGCAGAAGGGTAGTGGGTTTCAATAGGCTTTACACAAGAGAAGATATAGAGCAAATGACATCTATTTTAGGTTACGATGTATGGAGAAGGAGAGGAGGATGGATGACAGTCAAAGGAAGTTCACCTGCCGTTCACGTTCCTTATTGCCGTCACTATTGGGCATCACGTTTAGTTAGAAGAAAATTATGAGCAACTTTGTATATTTAATAAGCACCACATACCTTAAGACCAATACTCCTTTAAACGAAAATCTCGACGATAAGTTGTTAAAGAGTGCTATCAAGGAAGCACAGGAGATATACATTAGAGATGTCATTGGAAGTGGTATCTATGATGAGTTGCAATCAGAAGCCTATAACGGCACTCTAACGGCTTTAAACACAACTTTGATAGATTCATACATTGCACCTTGTTTGAAGTACTACACACTCGTTGAATCGATGTTACCTTTGACGTTCAAGTTTATGAATAAAAGTGTTGCATCAAGGAATAGTGAGAATGCTACACCTATCACTACTGACGAGTTGACAATGATTGAGCAACGCTACAGAGACAAGGCAGAATATTACGCTGAACGTTTAAGAGATTATCTGAAAGAGAACCCAACGGACTATCCTAAATATTTAAATCCTGGTACTGGCTTTGATGTAATAAGACCAAAAAATACTGCTTTCTTTGGAGGTATGTATCTGCCCGGTACTGACGATGATTGTTTCTATAACTATGACTTCCCGGATGACTACGAAAAATAAATGGAGGCTAAAGAACGAAGCCAAACTAAAGGACTATGACTCTAAATCAAATAATCAAAACAATACAAACAAAAGCGGAGTCTCACAAAATGGTGGGAAAGTTCGCAGTAGGAGCTGATTTCGACTTTGCAGTAGACGAGGTCAAGTACTATCCGATTGTTTGGTTAGTTCCCAATGGCTTCACCTTTAACACCGATACTCGTTTAGTGAGTTATCAGTTTGCGTTAATGGTAATGGATAGAACATTCGAGAGTTCATCTAACACGATTGAGGTATTAAGTGACACGGCAGGTATAATTATAGACATTGTCACACTTCTTAAGAGAAACGTGACAGAAAACGACTTTGATATAAATGTAAATGGAACGGCAGAACCCTTTTATGACTCACACAATGATGTTGTTGCTGGGCATATTATTGACTTTACTATCGACACACCATACCTCGAGAGTTACTGCGACATACCAACCTGATACAACTCGTTTAATAATTATCCGTGAGATATATGCAGTTGACAAAGAGATTGATTCGATTAAAAGTGTTTATGCTGATTCTATTAGTAGCATTAGCACCACAGAAAGTCTTTTGTCAATACTCCGACAGTATGATCAGGGAAATAAACGAGAGGTTAATTGAATTACACGAGTGCAGACAAAAACTATCTTTATACAAAGTTTTAGCGGACAATGACGGCAAAACTATACATCGTCAAGATAGCATAATTCAAGAACTAATAATAGCCACTAATAACGAAAAAGTGGCTAAATATAGATATCAAACAATATCAGCTTTCGCAAGTGCATTACTTGTGTTGGCACTAATACTATGAAAACAAATGTACACATCTTCAGAAACAACTGGCAACCCAAAAAGGTATTATTGCTCTCCGACATACATTGGGACAATCCCAAGTGTGACCGTGAATTGCTTAAACGTCACCTTGACCAAGCCAAAGAAATCGGAGCGGACATTCTGCTTAATGGTGACACATTCTGCTTAATGCAGGGTGCTTATGACCCAAGAAAAAACAAATCAGATATAAGACCTGAACACAACAAGTCAAACTATTTAGATGCAGTAGTTAATGATGCAGTGCAATGGTTTAGTCCTTATGCTCACCTTATCAAGGTTGTAGGTTATGGTAACCATGAAACCAATATCTTAAAAAGACAAGAGACAGATGTAATTGAACGCTTTGTCTATGGGCTTAATTCAACCAATGACACACAAGTAGAAGTCGGTGGTTATGGTGGATGGATAGTATACGGCTTTCAAAGAGATAACGGACAAGGTCGCACACGCTTTAACATCAAATATTTTCACGGTTCAGGAGGTTCTGCTTATGCCTCAAAAGGTTCATTGAACTTTCATCGTATGTCAACCTTTATAGAGGGTGCAGATTTAATATGGATGGGTCACGTTCACGAAGATATGGAGATAACATATTCATCAGAGAGATTAAGTTCTAACAATAAAGTACACTTAAAAGATATACTAATGGTAAGAACGGCAACGTACAAGGAAGAGTACAACGATGGTAAAGGTGGATGGCACGTTGAGAGAGGGGCAAGTCCCAAGCCATTAGGTGGTCGTTGGTTAGAGTTGCATCCCGAAAGAATATATAAAGATGGCAACGAGTCATTAAACGTTAACGCTTTCACATATAAGACAAGATGAAGATATTTGTTCCATTTGTATTCACAGAGAACCAGGTAGATCCTATCTATAAACAAATAGGTTTAGAAACAAACGAGAGTGAAATTGAAGTAGTTGTAGACGGCTATCTTGACCTTGACAAGGTTGTTGGATGCAGTGAATTTTACGAGATGACTCACGTTTATATGTTAGGAAACCAAAATTTTTTAATAGATTTGCCGTTAGAAGAGTTTAGAAAACTATGGATATAGTGAACAATCCGCCTCATTATCAAGGAGAAGTTGAGGCAATAGATTCAATTAAAGCAAGTATGAGTTATGAAGCATTTAAAGGTTATTGTCAGGGCAATGCTCTTAAGTACGTTATTCGTTACAATCGCAAAAACGGAGTGGAAGACCTCCGAAAAGCACAATGGTATATCAATAGACTTATCAAAGAAATCGAAAAAAATGGGCAACATAAATCATTGTAATTTAGACTATATCCTTAAGTGGGAAGGTGGCTTATCAAAGCACAAGTTAGATTCAGCTGCAATCAATTGCGTTCCTGATGGTAGTGGTTACCACACAAACAAGGGAATAACTTGGGCAGCTTGGAGAAGTGTACACGGAAATTCAGAAGAGTCAATCAAAAGGTTCTATGCTATGACCGATGAGGATTGGTTAAGCATCTATCGTATCTATTGGGACGGCATTAAAGGTGATGACATTGAGTCAGATATCATTGCAGAATTTTGGGCAGACTTTGCTTGGGGTTCAGGTGTAGGTGGTGCAGCACGTCAGTTGCAACATTACTTGCGTTCTGAAGGGTTTTTATTAGCAGTTGATGGTATCATAGGTAAAAAGACTTTGAGTGCCTTAAATGGTCTTATAAAGAGCAAAGGAGAGCAATACGTTTTTGATGGTTGTTATATCCACAGAGTGCAATTTTTAAAAGGTCTAAAATCATTTGCAACTTTTGGTCGTGGATGGATGAATAGGTTAGAGGATTTTTATGACTATGCTGAAAAGGTTTTGAATGGCTGATTTTTTTAAGGTATCAATAGAAGAGCAGAATAGAAGGAAGAGCAAGGTGTATGAAGCATTGCTCGGAAAAACTATGGATGCTTATGAGCCAGTAAAGGAGCAGTCATTTCAAGAGGTCATTCGCAAGTGGTCATATGACTTGCAAAGGAAGATGGTTGACACACTATTTAAAAATGGTAGTGTTGCATCGAGTAACTTAATGCAGAGTGCAGGTGATGACGATAATGTATCACAACGCTTACGAAAAGATGGTGTGACTTTAACTATTAATATGGTTGACTATTGGGAGTACGTTGAATACGGAAGGAAGGCAGGAGGTCGACCACCAGTGCAATCTATTTACGATTGGATACAAAACAAAGAGGAGATACAACGCAAGTATATTTCCAATGCAAAAGATAGAATAGGTGCAACGAAATCAGTTGCTAATGCTATTGCAAACAAGATAGCAAAGAAAGGTGTACAAGAACGACCATTTATACGTCCTAATTTAACCGACAACAATGTTAGAGAGTTGTCAGAAAGACTTGCTAATTACATAGCAGAGACTGCTTTCCAATAATTTTTTTACATTATTTAAGAAACATTTGTTTTTATATCGCAAATTTATTTTATATTTGTGGTATGGAAATAGAAAACATTATCAAAA